AACATAAATGTCGCCGCAGTTTGGAAATGGATTGTATGGATTGTTGTATGGCGGTTGAGCGTATCCAGAACCAGAACCTAGTAGGCTTGATGAAACCCACCACACACCACCTCCGCTGCAATCTGTCAAAGAACCGCTCATCCATTTTTCAGAGAATCCATCAGAAAACTTCCAATTTGCTCCATCAGACGCAGCTTGACCATCGTATTTGTATCCAGAACCCATTCCCCACGATTGAGAAATTGGATATGCCGCAAGTGTATATTTTACAGGAACTTCTTTAGATTCACATGTTTTGAGAACAAGATAAAAACGAGGATTTACTATCTCGTTGCATACTATAGAAGCAGACACGTCGCTTAAATCAAATTGCAACAATGCTCTAGACAATACAGCACCTTGAGTAACTTGACTGGTTTGAATATATGAACTTGATACAACTTTTGGATCGGTTGAGCCTGAATTAAAAGAGCCTGACATAGATCCACTCAAAAGTTCAATGCTTGAACTGGTAAATGAAATCAATGTGGAATATGTACTATTGCTTGAGCAGCTGCCATAAGACACCCGTTTTTCAACTTCAAGAATTTCGTCCAAGCCCATGTTTTTGAACATGAACTCTGGCTCATTGCTAATGGTAGTATCTTTGGTTGGATATAAAAAGTAATGCATGTGCTATATTCCTTACTTTATAAATATACACCCAACATATATTTGGGGCTATATTTATGCTACCCGACCAACAATGTCTTTGGATGGGAAGCGAACCTCAAATACAGACGGGTCAACGGATGGATATACAACCTTGTCTTTGGTTGCTTTGATTATATCATATTCATACGGGGAATAGTCACCGTCTCTGGTAGTCAAATTCTTGACTTTTAGATAAGAAACCGATTGTACACCGTCAACTTTGGCTATTTCTAGCTCCAATCTACTTAAATTGATAGGTTGACAGAATTGAATATTGTTTATATCAAAGAAATTTTGAACCAAAGTTAAGCAGTTAGCCAAAACTTCACGCTTATTATAGTTTTTATAAGCAACAATCGTAAAGTCTACACCAATGTTTATGATATATCCATCAATTAAATTGACGCTATCTGTGAGCATTCTGTATTGATTTAAGTAGTTTGTTAAGTTTTGACGAATAGCTTCGTTAGTATTGATCAAACGCTGGTTAGTATCATATCCAAGAATATACAAGTTTACAGCAAAAGGGTTGTTTGGTGCTATATATTTCGTATTTGTGCTGGCCGGTGACAACGAACTTGTAACGGTTTCGTTTGGCTGGGCTTGTATATTTGCCGGATCAAGTTGAGTATCTGTTACAGCATATGCCTTGGCAATAGAACCAAATTTTGAAGGCATTCCGTATGTTCTTACAACATAATCTTTTTGTGTAACTGCTCTTCCTTGCGAAGCGCAATTTGCCAATGCATTGTTTCTGATTTCGTCATCCGTTTCAGGGCCGCGACCACCCGAAGCCGCAACTGGGTTGTTTACTTTAATAGAACGTCTTACAAGACTTGTTAAATTTTGTTCAAACACTGGTAACTCTGTGATGTCTCCGAAGAATTCTATGTTGGTTGTATTCTTAATAGAATTTGCGTTTACATTACTTTGTAATCCGCCGCCGGTAATATATCTAATTGTTAGTGTTGTATTACTTGGTGCTTGTCCAAATGCTCTTGATGACAAGAAATTCGCTGGGTCATATGAAACACTTTCGTTTCTGAATGTAGAGGGTTTGCCCACGGTGTAAACATTTGGAACAATAATTTCATCGTCTGAAATATTTGTGCCCGAACCAAATTCCAAGAATGTTGTATTGTCTGCTTGAACACCTGTAACAAATCTCTTGGAAGTTCTTAAATATTTTAACAAGAATGGAACAGTGTCTCTGTATGTTGAAAGCGACATATCATTCTTGAATATATTTTCAGACTCTATAGGTACCAAATCTTGGGCAAGATAATCTGTTTCATTCCATCTGTTTCCATCGGAGTCATATACATCAAACACCTCAATGATGTTTGTGTCGGACAAATATATCTTATAAAATGGTGTAGCGGCAGCAACAGAAACATCTTTGGTTACAATTTGTCCAGAGAATGCATCAACCGTTTTCTTTAATACATAAAATTCTGGTTGTCCCGCTGGGTTTCTTTGATATACAGAAATTTCCAATGGATCATTCTTGGTATCGACTGTAAAATCAACAGGTACGCTAGTCAAAAATGGAACTCCTGTATCGCTAACGGTGGCCATGCCCGGTTTTATTATTTGAGCATAATTTGTATCAGGTGATGGATTGCCATCACTATCCAATTTTGCTGGTATCAATTGATACACATCTAATTTGGTCACGCTTGGACCTGATGGTTTTGTTTTGTAACTTAAAGAGCGTGCAGAATCAATAATGTTTTGACGTTCTTCTGCATTTGCAAGCATAGACTCTTTAAATTGATAGTCTATATAGTATGACAACACGTCGCCAACATATGCCGCCATTTCAATAAACATCATACCCGTAGATGCTTCACTAAAGTCTTTATATGAGTTTGGGTAATATGTTTTAGCAAACTCCGTCAAAGAAGATTTTAACTGTGAAAAATCCTTGTTGAGATATTTAATGTCTCGTTTGCCTGGCTGAAAAGATTTTGGTGTGTCTAAAATCATATGTTATTGGTGGTCATTGCTACGTCTAAATTTTGAGTTTGGGTGATTCCAGCTGACGGAACCGTAAATGAAACAGAAACATTTAATCTGTTATAGTTGCCGTCTTGATTGTTTTCGACGTTTATAGATTGAACATTAACATAACCCATCCAACGAGCAATATCTTTTCTGATAGTGCTGTCGATGATTGGAGTCAAATCTTCTGTGTTATTTTCAAATAAAACAGACCATAGACCAGATCCAAATTCTGGACTCATACGACGCTCTCCTTTTTTTGTCTTTAACAACAAATTGAGGTTAGACTTTACTTGCTCAAGCACACTATAACTTTGGTTAAAATAACCTTGCGGCCCATGTGTTATGGGTAAAGTTATGCCATATGGTTGTGTGCCGATTGCCATTTTATATACGTTTTGCTTTTGCCTTAGCGTCGATTGCCTTCATCATTTGAGAATAATCGCGGGTTAATGCGGTTGCTACTGCTGCAACTTCTTTGTTTTCTGCCAATACTTGCTTTGGTAGATTTGCGATGGTATCCATTGCCGATGGGCCTGTGTCCGCTTCTAATGGCAAGCCACCGACGGTTTCATTTAACACAGCATTTAGAGCCGGATTCGTGGAGAAGATGCGAGGAGCTTGTGCGGGTGCCTGTTTTAGTGGGGCATCTAGAGCAACACTTGGGCTTCTTCTAGGAGCCGCCGCTGGTTGAACTGGTGCGGTGGCACCTTGTTCACTTAATACCGTTTGATTGGAAATTTTTTCTGCCAAAACTTCCATAAGAAATTGCGGGAGAGAGTTATTAATTTCTTCCCGTATAACTGTTCTGATGATTTCTACTAGTTCTGTCTTTTTCATATATATGATTCCTTATATAAATATAACCTATTTTTGATAATTATCCTGTTGGTGGCGTGTTGAATGCGGTTATTTTGCTTCCAATCGCCGATGTTGTACTTGATACTGAGTTTGATATTGCGGATAAACTTAAATTTGATGTACCGGCGGTCAAGTTTACGGACGGCGTCATGTTTGATAATGACAGGTTGCCGGTCAATCCACCAACCGACGTAGTTGCTGCATCAGATACCGCCCCAGTTGCTCCGGAAATGGCTCCTTCAACCGCACCAGTTGCACCGGCAACAGAGTCTTGTATTCCTTTAAGTTGATCTTGCATACCAGATATACCAGTTTGGTCCAACGCTCCTTTTACCATATCACCTGCTTGATTTTTTAATTCTCCAACCGCTTCACTTACCAAATCTTCGGCTAACGATTTTAATATAGCACTTGGATTTCCAGAAGACAGCGCCGAAATTATAGCAATCGCTCCACCGACCATAGCCATGTTTATTTTAATTCCCGGTGCAAATGGCGGAACTATAGTTGTATACTTTGTAATTTTATCCGCTATAAATTTTGGTCCAGCGCCGAGAAGAATGCCCGCTTTGTCAAGACCTGGAATTTTTGGCATTGCTGGTAAATTTAGTTTTGGCAAAACCGTATTGAAACTTGGAAGACCGGCTGCTCCCAATGCACCTGTCAAAGATGCGGGTCCACCAAACGCGGCGGATATTCCTCCTATTGAAGTTGGCGCTCCAAAAGCGGCGGCAGCGCCCGCCAATGTTGTAGGAGCACCGACGGCTGCGGCAAGACCGCCTATGCTTGTTGGCACAGCGGCGGCAGAAATACTACCAAGCGATAAATTTGAAGTATTTGTAAAATTTACCGTTGGAGTTAATGAGCCTAGAGATAATTTTGGAGAAGGTAACGCCGGTACAGAAGAAAAAGATGGAATAGCCAAGCCGACGGACACTTTACTTGATACACTTGGTAAAGATATAGTCGGTGCTGTAAATTTTGGAATTGTTGCTTCTAGTAGTGGCATATATTTTAATCATCCCCTCCTGCAACAAACACTCTTCCGCTCATCAATGAACTTAATTGTGATCGAAGTGCAAGCAAACTGATTTGCTGCGCTTTTAGTGAAAGTATTTGATCCGCCCACATAACAGATGCTGGCGGAAGTATAGGAAGTAATGTCGGTCCGGTTTTTGTTATATGGGTATGTAGTTGCAACGCAAGAAGCACTTCTAGCTGACTATTTACGTTTAATAACATCCAATCACACATTGAATACATCCAAGCCACAGTACTTCTTCCTAACAATGCTGGTTCATACGTCTTACCGTGATCTCCCAAATATATCTTCGGGGAATTGATGGTTGTTGTCTTTAACGCGGTCAGTGTTATTCTATCTTTGCAAGATATAGAAATTGAATCATCGCTGGTCATTCCTATTTTCTTTTTTGAGAAGAAGAACATCTCATTGGCTTTTGACGAAAATACTAATCTGTCGCTGTTTATTACAATCTGGTCGCCATCTAGTTTTGGTAACTGTACTGGCGAAGTTCCGTATATTATCGGATGCGTCGTCGTTGGCTTAAAATTAGAAATTGTTTTACCCGAAGTAAAATGTATAGACGAACCATCGTTGTTTATATCTTCGGCTGTATAACCTTTTGCTGTAAATCCTTGTGCATTTTTAACAGGTGCTTGGCGATTTCTAAATAAAATCATTGGATTTCCCGCACCATCTTTATATTCACCGCCAGCACCAACGTCGTTGCTTCTATTGTCATCATATGCTCCAAATCTTATGCTAGATCCAAAACGAGATTCTAAAATAGTATCTCCTTCATATCTCTTGAGTGCGCGGATATGATGATTAAATTTAAAATAACTTCCAAGAACTCCTGTATAGTTTTCACCACCTGAAAAATTCATGGTAGATTTTGGACCTTTCATTGGAGTTTCTGCATTTCCCGCGTACTCATCAAAATTCTGTTCTACAAATCCAGAAACTCTTTCAGTTATAAAACTGGCATTGCTGTTTACAACAGACTTGAAGTTTAGTTTCTTTGTATAAAAATATTTGTTTAGATATTTGCCCACAATAACAACTTCATTCATCAATGGATACTCGGTTATTCCAGTATTTTCTATTGGAAATGCCCAAGCAAGTTGTTCTTTGTCTTTGCCGCGCTCGCTGTTTAGAAATCTAAACTTTATTCTGCCAATCAAACTATAATCTTTGTCACCAACAATTGGCTCACTTCCATCAATATTTGGGGGCCAATCTACTACATCAAGTTCTGTATTTCTGAATTCCGGATGTGAGTCGTCCAATATAACATCCAACACAACTGCTTCTTCTAATTCATAAAAATACGAACTATCTGGCTTACGTTCAATAACAAATCTTTTAGACGCAAGTAAGTCGTCTTGCTTGATATTTAAATCGCTGCGACGGTCTGTGTGTGTATATGACATTTTATTTTGATTTATCCTTGGCGGTTTCTTGTGGTTCTTTTACCGCTTTGGCAGTTTCTTCTATAGCGGACATAAGTTGTTTCTTTTCTTCGTCAGTTAACATAGCTCCACCGCCTTCTCCATCTGGACCAATCTTGCCGCTCATCAATCTTTGAACGATGGCGGCAAGTTTGATTAGTTGTTCGTCATTTCTAATTCCAACGTCAAAATATTCTTTCAGCAATGGAACAATAGTAACGGCATCATTTACGGTTTTTATCATTTCACGCAAATCAGTAATCAATATATCAATCTGGTTCTTCTTTTCTTCCGAGTTGGATACAATGTCTTTGCACAAAGAAGCAAAGCTCTTTCCCTTGTATAATTCAAATTCATGAGTTTCCATACACTATAAATAGTTAAGGTTTGGTAGTTTTACCCACCATTATTCTCTTTTTCAATTCTCGCATACGCTAACAAAATTAATCAAATGCCCCTGTTATTTTACCCGTACTATAATATTCGTCACGGATTTTTCGTTGCGGTTCCATTAGTTTATTTATCACCTTTGTGATATGTTGAGTTTGGCAGTCGGCGATCTCTCGTATATATAGATATAATGCCTTCTTGTTGAACACATCTATTCTGTCAGCATTTCTAAATATCTCAACAACGGCATTAGCAATCTTCAAATCGCGTTCTTTTGTGAAGTGCTTTCCTACATTCTTGTCCCAATATTCAACCATAAGTTTGATAAACTCTCTAGTTTCGCTTTCTTGTTTTTCGTGCTCTGGCTCAACTACAAACTCACCAGCATCACCCGTTTGTTCACAGATTTCAACATGCTTCTTAAACCGTCTGTATGTTGTATTGTTGTCTAATATAAACCAGTGCTTGGCTACAATACTGAAATAACTAAACGCTTTGCCTTTACCCTTTTCATATTTGCTCATGTTAGCAACCATATGTGAAATGGCTTGCTTTTGAATTTCAAGCGGACTTACATCAGCATAACTAAACTTGAATGTGTTATATACATTCTCAGCAATTTTTCCAAATGCACCCTGAATACTTTCGTTATAGATTCTATCTTTTTCTCTTGCATCTTCTGTTTCATTGTATGCTACAATAGCATCTTCGGTTGCTGGAGTAAAATATACATTTGATACTTTCTTTTCTGCAACAACTCCGTCAATCGGTTCTATCTTTTTCTTCTTTCCTTTCGGACGCCCACGAGGTCTTGCGATCTTTTCTTCAACATGTGAAGAATCTTCAACTTGAATAATTTTTAACTTTATCTTACCTTTATTCTTTTTTGGTTTTTGTTTCTTTGAAACTTTTTTTACAAATTTCTTTTGCTTACCGTTTTTTTTAAATTTTTTCATATTATTTTATTTTTTCGTCAAATTCATTTATAATCCGTTGAATTTCGGAAAAAACAAAACCAACATCTTCATCGTTTGGAAATAATTCTTTGTCATCCACCATCTTGAGTCGCTTTTTAACTTGCACGACTTCTCCCCTAAAATATTCAATCCACTCTTCGTGAACCTCTATCTTTTTTAGCATGTTGAAACATGCATATGCTAGTGCGCAAGTTGAAATAAAAAACAGAACCATCAATGATATTATTATCCACATATTTTATTCCTCGGCTTCTTCGGAAGATTCGTCGGCTTCATAGCCCAACTCCTCTTTTAGTATTGCTAACGCATCTTCAACTGCTGGCCAATTGCGGCTTTCTAATGCGTGCTCAAGTAATTCTTTGATTTCTTCTAAATTGTCAGGATCGATATTTTTCATATTATATAATTTTCCAACCTTCTCCAATTAATTCTAAAGCTTTTTTGTATTTGATATACTGGGTTTGTCCGTCTTTTTCTACCACGACTTTATCATTGCGGCCATGCTTGACTGCGGACTTGTTTGGTACAACGAATCTCACACCATCGTCGGTCATGAGAATACCATTAAGATGGTCAATCTCATGTTGAACTACAATCGATTCCAAAATACCATAGTCGTCTCTTGTGCTTTCTTGTGTCATTGGTTCAATGTCTGGACCAAATGGCATTGGATTTGCGTG